TGATTGAAAATGTGTTTAATGTAAACAAAAGTTGGTTGGAGAATGGCGAAGGCGATATTTTTTCTAACACCGGGATTTCGTTGGCCAAAAAGCAAGTATTGGAATCCATTGATACTCTTACCGATGAACAAGTGAATGCAGTTTCATCTTTTATTAAATACCTGACTGAGAATAGCGAAAATTAAAAATCCCTCTTGACATACGGGGCACCGTATGTTATAATATAATCATCCTAAAGAAAGGAGGCCGCAAGCATGAACATGTCGGAAAGTTCTCGCATAATCCTGGGTCTTCGCGCTGCTGGATGGGATGAAAAGGCAATCAATGATTTCATCCTTTGGGTAGAAACTGGAGAAGATCAATACAAACCGAAGCAAGCAACTCAGAAATAACAGGGGGACGGGGGCCGTGGAACCGGCCCCCGCCGGCGAAGGAGCACATATCATGGAAAAGAAGGAAACGCCCCAAGCCAGATTTGACAGGCTCAACAGTAAAGTCTATCGTCTGAAAGTTATGACCAGGACAGAACACGACATCATTCAAAAACTGGACAGCGTACCGAATAAGGCGGGGTATATAAAGGCGCTCATCCGGGCCGACTTGGACAAGAGCGGAGAACAGCAAAAATAAGGGCGCGTCAGTAATGGCAAGCAATGCGCCGGTATATACCCTTTCTCTCACCCCCCCTCCGTTGCTCTCGTAATGCTGTTTAGTTTTCTAAACTCTCGCTGTAAAAAAATAGTTTGGGATATCCGCGAATGGGATGTTAAGAACCTGACATATTCCTTCAATTTCGCTCTGCCTAAATTCTGCCTTACTGTTCAGTTTTAGGCTATAAGTAGTTGGCGTCAGCCCAATTGCTGCTCCAACATCCTCTTGCCTTAGGCCAGCTTCTTTCATCCGACCTTTCAGCCGAGAGTAATCCCACAACTCAATCACCTCCAATTCAATTTTTCTAAACCGGATGATAGCACAGCACTAACCAAGTTGTCAATAGCGCTCTTCAATTTTTCTAAACTTTTTTTATTTTTCTTTAGTTTGGATATTGATTTTTCTAAACTTGTATGGTATAGTGCCTTTAGACTGGAGGAACGCAAGTGGACGAAAAGGAAAGTTGTGCATACAGAATTCGCCAAGGACTAAAGATTCGTGGGCTAACTCAAAAAGATTTATGCGATAAAACCGCTATCCCAAAAAGTGCGATGAGCCAATACTGTAGTGGTGCTTTTGTCCCAAAGCAGAAAAGAACCGCGCTAATTGCGCAAGCGCTTGATGTAAATGAAGCGTGGCTTATGGGGTATGATGTTCCAATGGAGCGCGAAACTCGCAATATTCAGCCGCCTCCCCCCAACGTTGCCCCCCTCCCCAAGATGCGAGAGTGGAAGGTGCTGGGTGCTACGGCCTGCGGCAAGCCGCTCCACCGGGAGCTGCTGGACGAAACGGTGATGGCCCCGGACGATATCAAGGCGGATGTGGTTTTCCGCTGTGTGGGCGACAGCATGATAAACGCCCGTATCTTCGACGGGGACGCGGTGTTTGTCCGGTTGCAGCCAGAGGTCGAGAACGGGCAGATCGCCGTGGTCCGGGTGGATGATGAATATACCTTGAAGCGTGTTTATCGCCATGAGGACTACGTGGAGCTCAGGCCGGAAAACCCGGTGCACAAAGCTATCATCCTGCGTGGGAGTCAGCTTGACCCGGAAAATTTTGAGGTTGTCGGGCTTGCGGCGGCCTTTATGAGCGTGATTCAGTGACCAACCGCCTGGGGCGGAGAAATAGAGAGGATAGAAGGAAATGGATGACGCATCCGCCATGCGGCTGTGGGATTTTGTGCTAAAGCTGTCCGGAAACAGTTGGGATGCCATAGAGGAGGTCGAGCCAGACGATATCGACCTTCAGATGATACGCGAGGCCCAGAATGACCCGGAATGCCAAGAATTCAGTTAAGTTAAAATAAAACCGCCCCCAGTGCTGCAAACACTGGGGGCGGCCACAAAGGCGTGATAAGATTGGACCCCTATCACGCCTTCTATTGTACACGAAAACACAGAAAAATGCAATAGGGGGGATACCATGCGCGGGTGTGCATACGCAAGGTACAGTACGGACCACCAAACCACAAACAGCATTGCCTATCAACTGGACGCGATTCGCGGCTACTGCAAGGAGCATGACATAACCATTGTAAGCACCTTCACAGATGAGGCCGAAACTGGAACAAATATGGACCGCCCCGGCTTCCGTGCCATGGTGGCGGCGGCTGGCCGGGGAGAGTTTGAAGCGGTGGTTATCTATGACATCACCCGGGGCTCCCGAGACGTGGGGGATTGGTTCCAGTTCCGAAAAACCATGCTTCTCCTGGGGGTGCGAGTGATTTCCACCACCCAGGCGCTGGGGGATATGACCAGCGGCAACGACTTCTTGGTAGAATTGTTGAACGTGGGCCTGGGCCACCGTGAGGTCTTGGAGACCCGGCAGAAGAGCATAGCGGGTGTGGCTGTCAAGGCCAAACAGGGCAAGTTCCTAGGCGGGGTGCCGCCTTTGGGATATGATGTGGTGAACGGCAGCTATGTGGTCAACCCATCAGAGGCCCGAACGGTGCGGAGCATTTTTGAACTGTACGGCTCCGGCAAGAGCTATAATCAGATTTTGGATGCCGTGGCCGGTACCACGGGTAAACGAGGCCGGCCTTTGGGTAAAAACAGCCTTCATTCGATATTAGCGAACGAAAGGTACATAGGCGTTTACACCTGGAATAAACGGCATGTAAAGCTGTTTCGCAAGTGGGCGGGAGGGACGCCAAATCCGGATTGCGTTCGGATTGAAGGAGTGATCCCCGCCATCATCAGCGAAGAACTTTGGAAGAAGGTGCAGAAGAGGATGAGTGACAATAAGCGAAATGCCCGGAACAAAGCGAAACGGTCGTACCTTCTGTCCGGACTAATCGAGTGCGAGGAGTGCGGAGCCGCCTATGTGGGGCATACCTCAACCAACAAAAAGGGGTATCAGACCCGAAGCTATGTCTGTGGGAATAAGTACCGTACCCGCACCTGTTCCGCAAAAAATATCAACGCAGATGAAATTGAGACCTTCGTTGTCCAGCAGCTGAAAGCATATCTACTGAGTACCGACTTTGAAGCAGAAGCTCAGAGCATCGCCGACCAGGTGAATAGCTCCTCTCCTGACCTGAAGGCAGAGCGGGCTGAATTAGCTAGCGTGACCGCGCAGATTAACAATGGCCTGAAGGCAATCCTGAATGGGATGGATATCCCTGAATTACGGGATGAAATGGACAAACTGCGGGCTCGCAAAGCGGAGCTAGAGGACATCATAGGTCGTCGAACAACCCGCCGCACCGAAATCGATCCTAAAGATATCGTTCGGATATTCCACGATGCTCTCGATAACTGGGATACTGATTTGCCAGCGATTATCAAACAGCACATAACAAAAATATACGCCCATACCGACGGAACAATCTCCGTCAATATAGGCGTACATTTGAGTGGTTGCGGGGATGCGCAATACATTGTATGTGCTATATTCGATAATCGTATGATGCGATAATGCGCCGGGGCGGCGCAAGAGGCCCTCCGGTGCAAAACCGGGGACCTCCCGATAGGACATGATAATCCATAGAAAAAGAGAGGAGATTATCGTGTCAATTGCAAAAAATATAGCCTACGCGCTGCGGAAGTACAAGGAGGCGAATCATCTTTCGATGGCCGCCTTAGCTGCCGAGCTGGGGATTGCGGTTTCTTCCCTCCAGAGCTACATGGACGGCACAGCCAATCCCCGAGCCGACACCATTGAACTGCTGGCAAAGAAAATGGGGCTCTCTGTCATAGAAATAGTCTCTGGCCCGGCTCCGGAGCGGAAGCAGACGGAGGCTATGGTTGAGGCAGCGAAAGAAATCAGCGTCCTGCCTGCGGACCGGCGAGCGCAAGGTGTTGCGTTATTCCTACAATTGGTTGCACTATTCGCTGTGGATCGTTAGTCCCTTGCTGGACGGGAGTATCAGTCTCTCGTCCAGCTTTCTTTTGGGGGGACAAGCAATTCGGTTGGCTGTTTCTCGCTCGCTCCTACATCTCACACAACCAAATTATACAGGATGGTATCCGAAAAATGGAATGCTGATATATTGATAAATGGCACTATTATCTCAATAGAGCAAGGGCGCTAGGATTTTCCTGACGCCCTTGTCCTGTTATTTCGCCCTGACAATCATCGCGGCGGCTTCGGCGCGGGTAATCAGGTCCTGTGGGCGGCTTTTGTCGGCGATGATGCCGGCCTTTTCCGCTTTGTCCCACTCGCCGGTCTGGACCGCCCAGGCCGGGGTGGGCAAAGCGGCCAGCTCCTTGTGGTACTGCTCCATGTAAGCCTTGAACTGCTCGTAACTCACTTCGTCCTCTCCTTTCATCGTCCGGGCCACGTCGGCCCGGAAGTTGTCCATAGTCTTGCCGAATTTCGGCCACCAGTGGAGCACGTCGCCGTGGTTGGAGGCAACGCCCCGCTTATGCCCCTCGGCATGGCAGAGCACTACCCCGTCCGCCAGCGGGTCCAGGTCGTACTCCCGGCACAGCAGAGCGGTCAGCTCCACCGCCTCCTGATAGACCGCCTGGAAGTAGGCCGGGTCGGTCAGGCGGTCCTCACAAATCTCGAAGGAGATGTGCGTACCGTTGGCGGATCCCTTTTTTCCGCTGCCGCAGTGCCAGGCCAGACGGTTCCAGGGCAGGGTCTGGACGGTTCCAACCTTGCCGTCCGCGAACTTGCCGATAAAAGCGTGGACGCAGAACTTGCCCGGCTGGTTCCAATGGTTCCTGCCGGTGTTCCGGCCCAGCTCGTCATCCCCTGGAACATACCGGCAAACCTTGGGATTGTTTGCCCCCGTAGAGTGGACCATCACACCTTTGGGCCTTATGGTATTTCCCGCCCGATAGCAGTCGTTTTTGGTCAGAAACTGCTGCCTCAGCCTCATGCCGCCGCCTCCAAGTTCCGGTGAAGCTTCAGCACCGCGCCTTCAATGGCGGCGTCAATCTCAGTTTCCGAGAAGGTAAAGCCCTTTCCCTCCAGGAACTGGACCACATACTTTTTCTTTTCCGTGCCCTGAGTGGAGTAAAACAGCTGCTCCGCAGCGGACACGGCAATCTCCACCCATTTCAGGAACTCCTCCCGGTCCTTGGCGGAGGTGTTCCGCTTGATCCAGGGAATCACAAAGGCGGTAATCAGCGCCGCGGCAAGCGCGGTAACGGCGTTGATTACAGGGGTCAGGTCAGTCATGGGTATCATCCTTTCCATTTTTCAATACGGTTTTCAGGCACATCAGCAGCAGCTCCCCGCCGAAGAAGGCAAGAATCACCCCCAGCAGGGCGGCGGGGTCGTGGCCGGTGCGGGAGAGGATACGCATAGCGTAGGCGGAGGCGGCGGTGCCGCAGACCACGCACCACAGCACCATGAGCTTGGCGAACAGATGAGGCACCGCCCGGAGCTTGTCCAGCAGCTTTTTCACAGCCCCATCCTCCCCAGCAGAAAACAGACTACGCCGGTGACAACAGCCACCAGGACTGTCTCCGCCAGCTTGTCCCAGCGCTTTCCCGCCTTTCCGGTTAATTCCTTGACCATGCTGGTCAGGTCGGTCAGCTTGTCATCAATGGCCTTATAGTGGGCATTCTGGACTGCGTTCTCCTTTTCCAGCGCCCGAAGACGGTCGTACATCCCCTCATGGACCCGGCTGTGGTTTTTATTGGCCTCCTCCAGCGCTTCCACACGCGGGGCAAGGGCGCACTCGCTGCAGCTTTCGCTCATAAGCTCGCACCTCCCTGTGTCGCGGCAGAAGGCTCAATAGTGGTTGGGTCGGTGGCTTTGGTGTACTCAATTGTATACCAAAAATTTTTCCCGATAAAACTTGAACCCCGAGTCAATATCATCAATCCATTTTTATCATTGCTGATATAAACATAACAGACATTTGAGGTATCAATTGTATAGGGAATATACATTGCGCCATCACTGGTATTTGTATCTATCCACCCGTAGCCATTTGCGATAGTGCCAAGTGACAGCGCCGATATGTCCGCGATTTCCGCGCCATTTGGCGCGTTAGGCGCTACTCCAACAAATGTTTTCCGGTACAGCGGCTTCCCGTCAATCCAAGTCCCGATCCTGCGCTCTTCCATAGAGTATACATCCTGCGCCTGGAAGCTCTCCACCGCCTTGATGCAGTGGAGCATGGTAGAACCGGCTTGGCGCATATCCGGAACAGCAAAGGTGGACTCTCCGTCCCCGCCAAAGTGGTTGGCGCTTCCAAACTCCTTCTGAAAGAATGCCGCCAGCTCCGGGTAATCGGATATGCGGTATTCCCCGCCGTCGCAGGTCAGGTAGTCCCGGGGAGCCGTCCGGCCCAGGTAGCTGATGATGCTGCCAATCGGGGTTCCGTCCGGTCCGGCGGGCCCCCGGGGTCCGAAATACTCCTCCCCATTAAATATCAGCTTCATTTACTCACCCCCCTGGCCGGTAGGTTTGGTATACTCAATAATTGCGTAAAATGGCCTTCCAATGTAGTCAGCTTGATTCGAGCCTATATATACGCCAATGCTGCTCTCTTTTAACAGGTAACCAACATAAAAATGTGTGCCGAAGTTGCCCGGAAAGGTTAAATCGGCTCGTTCCACAAAGGTATCCAGCCGGATTACTTTGTCCACGTTGTCAACCCGCTCAGCAGGGAGCCACTTTCCTGTGGCATTAGGAATGGTCGTTTCAATTACTCTCCGGTAGATTGGCTTGCCGTCAATCCAGGTTCCAATGCGGGTCTCCAGGGTGGAGTAGACCTCCCCGCCCTCAGGAAAGGCCGTATTGGCGTCCGTAACGATATACAGCCCCTTCCGCTCCTCCTCAGGAATCCCGTCATACTCCGCCTGGGTGACCCCCTTTACCGGCGTGGTGACGCTGATGGACTCCCCTTCGATCGTGATCCCGTCGCCCGGAGTCAGTTCGGCCCCGCTTCCGGGAGGACCCTGTTCTCCCTGCGGGCCGGCGGGACCCTGCGGGCCAGGAACTCCCTGGATGCCCTGCTCCCCCTGCGGACCGGCAGGACCAGGCTCACCTTGGGGGCCCGGAGGTCCTTCCGGGCCAGGGACAGCGCCGCCCTCAACGGATACGGCGGACAGCAGCTTGTCCCCGGAGTAGAGGCCCAGGTCGCCGCTGTCAGTGTACCCCAACCTGTCTCCTTTTCCCGCCAGTTCCTGTTCCCATAGCTCAGAGGTGGGCGGACGCGATTCCTGGCCTGGGGAGGCTCCTGCCAGGATGGTCCCCAGGTCCGCCCAGACAGTGGGCAGGACTGTGTGTCCGTTTTTGACGCCGTAGACGCCGCAGAACAGCTCGAGGTTTGGCTTTCCCAAAACCTCCCAGGGGACGGTGCAGCGATTGTCATCCCCCAGCAGCACCGTGCGGGATTCCGCTCCCGCTCGAAAGATGGCCGTCCGGGTCAGGTCTGTCCAGTCCGCCGAGAACTCAAAGTGTACCTGGTAGATATTCACCGATCCGCTGGTGACTGGCTCCCGCCGGCGGACGGTCAGTTGGTTCTTGTTCGCATATAAGTTGAACACGGAATCACTCCTCTCCTATGTAAAGGCGTGCCGGCAATAAAGTGGGACGTTTTCGTACATTTAAGCGAACGTTTCCCCGGTGATTTCTTCGTACTGCTCCGGAGTAATAACGCCCTTCTTTACAGCCACCCGGACCTGGGCGGCGCTCCAGAGCTTGCGGTCGTAATTGCGCTGGATGGTTTCAAAGTTCATGTTCGTTCTCCTCTCAGTTGGCCTCATCGGGCAGGCTGTTCATGGCCAGGAATTCCAGGGCGGCTGCGGTACGTTCCTCAACAGAGGGTCCGGGGTCCGGCGGGTTGTCCTCAAAGAATTCGATGGCGGCAAGAACTTCCGCATCGGTCATCCCATCGGTGATAGCCGCTCCCTGTTTCTTAAAAATGTGGACGAAGTTATCAAAATACTCCGCGCAGCCGCCGTTGATAGGACCGGCGGTAATAATCATCTTTGCCCCGGGGGTTTTTACCCAGGGGAATTTGTTTGCCCACTCCGCAGCGGTAAACTGCGCCCCGCTGGGGGTGATAATGTCATCGGTCTTGTTCCAAATTTGGTATCGTGCCATTCTGATTTTCTCCTTTCGTATTTCCGTTTTGTCAATTCCTTCGCCATTTTTGGAGGGCTTTTCTTATAGTGCCGGGCCCGCCTCAAAATTCTTATCAGCCTCATAGCTGGAATAAAATGTTTCGCTTACCAGGTCGAAAAGCCCAACTACCCCCTTGTCCGTTTTCGCTGGAACATAGTTATGGACAAGGTCTCCTGTGTCGTCCGCCGTGGACGAATATACTTTTAAAGAGTAAAGACGCATGTTTGCGGGGTTGCTGCCATAATTGGTGTATGTAGATGGCTTGTTGGAAGATACAGTGGCGTTATAGAAGTAGGAATAAGTGGAGCCTGCAAATAGAGATGGAACTCTTGAATTGGTTTTACCGGTATGGCTGGATAGTGTCGTGGCTTCTTCATTTACGCTGAAAAAGAGTTTGGGAACATCAACTACGATATCCATTCTTGAATTTGTATATGGGGTAGTAACAGGGGTATACCCGGAGGAAGAGGCGTTGTGGTAGCCGTAGTTAAAACAAATGTTCTTCCCTTGACTGCTATTATCAAAATACAAGACATTATGGCATCCCCTTGATGTTGTCACAGAAGTCCCTTTTTGGTAGTAGCTATAAGTACCGCCAAAAAAGTACTGTTTTTGGGAATCATCCAGAAGTTCAATGCTGAACTCAAGCCGGTTGGACCAGATATCCGTTGCGGAGATACCAAAATCATAAATATAAGCACCGTTCGGATTTGATATATACTCCAGCTCTGTGTATCCCTCCGGCAGTCTGGACGCCTGAAATGAGAAGGTCATTTCGTATCCGCTTGCCACCTCTAAAATTTCCGGGCCGCGCTCCAAGCCGCCCAGTTTTGCGCTGACGCTCCATGCTCCGGGCCGCTCCAACAGCAGCACCGCCCGACGGGTATCATCCGCTGTGGCGGTCAGGGTGTCCTCTCCATTGACGGCGGTTATTTCGGCCCCCGGTTCTGCCGCAACTACCAGCGGGACGGCGAAATCGCTTCCAACGTGTATCGCCCGTATCCGCTGGGCAAAGGCGCCGGCGGGAATAGGCTCGGCGGTTCCGTCCTTTTCCCGGATGGCATCGGCAATGTCTTTCAGCCTTGCTTCCTGTATGCTCATCAGTAGCTCGCCTCCCATGTATCAAGCACTACCGCCTGGATAGCCGCTGTGACCTCCTCCAGCGTGGCCCCGGGAGACCCGGTGTCCCCTTTTTCTCCCACTGGCCCTGCCGGTCCTTCCGGACCTCGCGGGCCGGTGGGGCCTGTCTCTCCCTGGAGGCCCCGCTTCCCTTGGGGGCCGGCAGGCCCCTGAACACCCTGTTCCCCCTGAGCCCCTGCCGGGCCGGTCGGTCCCGGGGGACCCGTCTCCCCCTGGGGGCCCTGCTCCCCCTGCGGCCCTCTCGGCCCCTGCCGCCCGCCAAATCCGGCAAATTTTTTGCCGTCTACATAAATTGACATGGTATATCTCCTTTATACATATTGGTAGACATGCACAGTATCCAGTAATGTTCCAGTTCCTTTTTGCCCTCCAGCAAATAAAGCATAGTTGTCAATCGAAACACTTGCTTGTCCATGGTCATATCCTGTTCTCGAGCTCGTTGTCCTTACTAAAAACGGGTCAAAGACATCCATGCCAAGTCTGCTGTCGCCGCCATATATCGTATATATCACAGCAAAATCATTTAATGTAGTTGCGCTATCTGCTGACCGGACTCCGTCCAACCCACTAATTATAGTTTTCGTTAAAAACATATCGTATGCAAATATTTCTTCCGACCGATAACCGTAAAAAATAACATAGCTCCCTGCCCTAACACCTTTTCCGTTAATCTGTCCTCCGGCGACAGGGAGTGTTCGCGTTAGATTTTTATCGTATGCCGTAGCTTTTGACCCTCCATAGAAAATTGCATAGCTGCCATTTGATGCAGCCGACGGAGTAGACGGAACTGCCAATGGAGTTGCTGTGCTATGTGTAAGTGATAAGTCGTAGACATCAACTGTTGTAGAATGTGTTGTACCAGCCAGTGCCCCACCACCAAATAAAGCGTAATTTCCTATTGATGTGCCTCCTAGAAACGGTTTTGCTTCACTCAAAGGGTCCGTTGTAGTGATTCGTATCAACTCTTTGTCATAAACATCAACATCCGAAAAATTTAAATCTTCCAGGATATTTCTTCCTCCAGCCAGCAGGGCATATTTTCCGACAGATGTGCCAGACAAACCGCCTCGCCCATTGCGCAAGCTGGTAGGATTTGTGCGGGTAAAGTACTTATCATAGGCATCGACTGTTTTATTTCCAACGTTGCTATTGTTGACTCCACCATAACTGCCGCCATCCCCACCGCAAAACAGGGCATATGCACCAGCCACTGCCGCAGCTAAAAAATTTCGCGCTGAACTTAAATCTGTAACCACTCCGTAATATTCAATATGCACCTCCGCCGTCAGTTCAGCGTTGTACTGCGAAGTTACCTGAATGGTGACCGTATTGTACTGCGCCACGCCCCGAACGGCGGTAACCTTCCAGGTGCCCTCGATGGGCAGTTCAAGCACCACCTGTCCGTTGGTAGACAGCGCCTCCACCTTTGTGCCGTCTGTGTGGGTTGCTGTGACAACCGCCCCGGTATCCGCTTTGACGGTGAGGGTAGCTTTAAAGGTGGATTCCAGCGCCCCGGCCACGCCGAAGAGGGTCACACCCTTTTTGATGTTGGAGGAGGTGAGGTTGGCATCCCCCTTCACCGTCTGCGTCCCGCCCAGGTACTGGCCATTGGAAATGGTCTTATCCGCCGTGCCGGGTACGATGGTCTGGGCGGCGAGGGTAGGGATTACCCCTTCCACCTTTCCGGCTGCCGTATAGGCGGTTTTTCCAGCCAGGATATCAAAGGAGGTAGCGGTGGCGTCGGCGGTGTCCGATCTGGTGGATATTTCCCCAATGTTTTCCGCCATCTGGGCAAAGGTCGCGTCCTGCGCGGTGGCAACTCCCTTGTCAGTAATGGCGGACGCGATCAAAGACTTCCCATTACTGACAGAGGATTTTAAACCGTCGAGGGCCTCCTGAACGGTCCCGTCAGCATAGGCGACGTCCCCGGCGGTCAGGGGCGGCTCCTCCTCGTCCACAAAAACGATTGCATGGGAACCGTCTCCCAGGTCAGCCGGAAAGGCCACAGACGCCCCGCCCTCGGCGGTTACCACATCCTCCGGGAGGAACCCGCCCCCGCCGCCGGAAATCGGGCCGTTGTTTACCCATTCGCCGTTAACATAGGTGCAAAGGTCGTAGGGAGCCTGTGTGCCGATGTAATAGCTCTTTCCCTCCTGGGGGGTTGGCACATCGCTGGTCGTGTCATACCGGCCCGCAATGTCCAGCCCGGCCCCGGCCTCTCCCTTCGGGCCCTGCCTGCCCTCCGGCCCCTCGGGACCGGGCACGCCCTGCGCCCCGCGGGGCAAGCCGAAGGCCAGGTTAACCCTGCCGTTTTGGGTGGTCTTGGTCACGGTGGCGCTCTGGCCGCTTTCCAGGGTGGACGCCTCCACGGTCATGCCGAGAACCGCGCTCACCGCGTCCACCGCCCGGTACGCCGCTGCCTCCGCCTGGTCTACGAAGCCCTGAACCTGGCTGATGACCGCCTTCCGGCCAAACTCCTTGAACTGCGCCCCGGTGACCTTCACGGCCTGGCCCTGCTGCTCCGCCACCAGAAGGGAATCGTCGTCCAGCTGCGGAGCCTGGGGCAGGGAACCAATATTGCAATCCGCCATATTAACCTCCTAACGATGTGACCCGGCTGTCCAGCTCGGTGACCTTGTTGGATATCTGCTGCAAGGTCTGTGCTATCTGCTGAAGCTGGGTTTTCATAGAATTAAGCTCAATCTGCTGCGCCCCAATCGCTTTCTGGATAAAGGCCCGCAGGGTGTCCATATCGCCGTTCAGCTCCCGCTGCGCGGCGCTGCGGTAGGGGTATTCGTCCTCCAGCTCCTCCTCGCCGGGCGCGGAGAGGCTTGGGTACCCGTCCCCGTTGTCCTGGACGGCGGAGATCACCGAGTACAGGTCCCCCGCGTCCACGCCGTCCCCCAACTCCATGGCGGGGTCAATGTTGGCGCCCTCGGCAGAGAAGGCCTGGTACTGAAAGCCCCGCGCCGCCGCGAGAATCGCCGCCGCCATCTCCTGGGTGGCGTAGGGGCAGATGGCATACAGGTCCAGTCCGGTATATGTGCCCGCCGTGACCACGTTTTCCCCATCAATTTGAAAGGTTACGCTGGTGATGGGCGGCCTTGTTCCGTTGTCCGCACAGGAGAGCAGGTCCGCTCCCACAAAAAATTTTTCAGACAAGAATTTTTACCCCTCCAAACACAATCGCGCCACCCCGCTCTGTAACCAAGTAATTGGTCTCCTCCGGGAAGGAGAGCAGAGGCACCAGCCGCAGCTTACCCGCGTCGCTGATGCACCAGTTGCCCCCGTGGGCGGCGGCGATGTCCCGCAGGGCGTCCCGGCGCATGTACTCCCCCTCCGGATAGTCGGGCATGGTGTAGGGCTTGTAGACGTTGCGTTCATCCAGCTCCACCTCCATGCTCCGGGCAATGTCCCGCACGGCCGCCTCCATGGTGCAGGGGAAGGTGAAGCCGGGACGGGGCGTCCAGGTAATGTCCGCCTTCAGCATGGCGTCGTAGGCCTCGATGTCCCACAGGCCGTCCTCCTCTACCCGCCGGTTGACAAAGAATACCCCCTTGGGTAGCCACTCCGAAACCCGGGAGCCGTTTACCAGCCGTACATACCGCTTAACCACCGCCCCGCGGGGTATCCCGTCGGCGTAGAGGCTCAGGTTCAGCGTAGCCGACATGGCATTGCCGATGCCAAAGCGGTTAAACAGGCTGCAGGTCACCGAATGGCACGCCTCCGCCTCCGGTCCGTACCACACACCGCCTATCTCAAAGGCGTACTCTTTTTCTGTATTCCGCTCCCGAAGCAGCTGCTTCCACAGCTCGCTTGTCCGCTGCGCCATGCTACCGCCTACCTTTCAATCATGCTGAAGGTGGCCGACAGCCAGCTTTCATATCCGTCGCCCACCTCCGCCACGGACGTCTCAAAGGATGTGCAGTAGAAGGTGCGGGTCATAACCCCGTGAAGGTCCAGATAGGTGGCGTCAAAAAACTTCTCGCTCAGGTCGTCGTCCAGCTGGGCCAGCTTCTCCCTGGGGGCGGGCATAGTGGTAAAGGAGAGCTTGCGCTTGGTCCCGATCTTGTCCCGGCGGAGCACGCCGTTTTTTGGCCGCTTGCTCTGGCCGCTGTCCAGGTCGTTCCGGGTCCAGCCGTAGCCCTTGCCCTGGATGATGGAGGACCAGTCGTGGCCGTTGATTTTCAATACTTCCCTTGCCATAGTTCACCTCAAGTCAGAATTGCGGACCGCCCGGAGGCGCGGGTGCGGCGGTTTAATTCGGCTTCGACGGTCTGACCAAGCTTGATTCGGTCCACCATGATGATGTGCCCGGCTCTGACGGCCTCCAAAATAGCTTCCAGAAGGGCGACGGCCTGTCCGCTCATTCCCGCCGACGCCATTCCCCGGGCAACCGCGTTTTCAATCTCAGATACGGGGGCTTCAATGTTGGTCCCGCTCCTCTGGTCGCCCAGAACCGCCAGGAATTCCCGGTTCGGCGGGATCACCGCGCCCTTGGCAAGAGCTGGAACACTGCGGGTGGAAATCTCTGGCAGCGCCGCCGCCATAGGCATAGTACGTTTTGTGTAACCGGTATTGCGGATACTGCCCCTGGAGGACGAGCTGCTGAACGCGTCATCGATAGCGTTCTTCACTCCACCGACCCAGTCCGTCAGTCCTGACCAAATATTCCGCAAGCCTTTTAGCAGCCCGTCCACCATCCCTTTCCCCAGATTCAGCCAGTAATCCAGCGTGAAGAATTTTGCCGCATTCGTGTTCCACCAATTTTTCAGGCTGGACCACGCATCCTGCACAGCCTCCAGAATAAAGTTCCAGTTGGGCACGATTGTCGCCGCAAGACCAACAGCACCAGCCGCCAGCAATCCTAAACCGAGAGGGGCAGCGCCACCGGAAAACAGAAGAATAATTCCAAGGACGAGCAGCGCTGCGCTTACAATTATCGTAAGCGTTTGAACTGTTCCGCCAACTGCCGCGGTAATTGCGTCCCAGTTGGCGGCAATAGAGACCGCAAGTCCAACGGCTCCAACAGACAAAAGGCCCAATCCCAGGGGAATGTTTGCGCCCGAAAACAGGAGAGTTGCTCCAACAGCCAGCAGCGCCGCGCTGATGAGGATAGTAATTGTTCCAACAGGCCCCTGCATAGCAGTTTGTATTGCCTCCCAATTTGCCGCTATTGAGGCCGCAAGTCCAACGGCTCCAACGGACAAAAGACCCAATCCTAGGGGAATGTTTGCGCTCGAAAACAGGAGAACTGCTCCAACAGCCAGCAAGGCGACACTTACAATGGTTGTAACTGTGCCGATAGGACCTTGCAGCAGCGCGGGAAGCGCATCCCAGTTTGCCGCTGCAACCGCTGCCAGCCCAAGGGCTCCAAGAGCCATAAGAGCGATACCCAAGGGGATATTTACGGTGGAGAAGGCCAGAATCGCGCCCAAAGCCAGTAAGGCGACACTTACAATAGCTGTAACTGTGCCGATAGGACCTTGCAGCATTTTTTCGATGGAATTCCAATCGGTAGCAATTACAGAGACGAGCGTAATGGCCCCTGCCGCCATTAAAGCAATACCCAGGGGGATATTCGCGCCGGAAAATGTCAATATCGCACCGATAGCCAGCAGAGCTGCTCCAACAAGTGTGGCAATTTTGCTGAGCTCCCCTTCGATCATTCCGGTGAAATCCGGCTTGATCGCACTGTCGGATATGCCTCCGCCCGCGCCTCCGGCGTTTTCTGTGCTGATGGTGTTGACCTCGTCAAATCCGGCCAGCGAGCCGGCGGCCTCATCGGCTGCGGAGCCCACCCCCTTGATTGCGTTGGCCTCCTCGTACAGGGCCTTGGCCCCGTCTTTTGACTGCTTCAGGGTCTTTCCGAATATGGCCGATACCAGCTGGGCTACCGCCGTCACCACACGGGCCAGTATGTTTATCAGCAAAGTAAACGCAGGGATTACCACCTCGATCAGGGGCTGCGCCAGGGTGAGGAGCGCCCCCTTGAGCCGGGCAATCGCCTGCCGAGCCTGGTCGTTTGCCCTTATGGATTTGCCCATCCAGCCGGTGAGCTGCCGAAGGCCGGCAGACAGCACGTTGAAAATAAACGCGGACGCCAGAATACCCTTGAGCCGTTTGCCGAAGCTGTCCATATGGCTGGCCGCCTTCCGGGCGGCCTTGCCCATATCCTGCGGGGCCTCCTTCGCGCCTCGCAGGCTTGCCTGATACGCCTGCAGCTCCTCGTTGAGCGCGGCAATCCTACGGGTGGTCTCGTCATACTCTCTGTAGCCCAGGCCCATGCCTCCCCGCTCCAGCTCCTTCTGCCGTTCCTTCAGCTTTAAGAGCTCCCGGTTCCGGTCAACGATACGCTGTTCGGAGACCTCCGCGTTTTTCTCCAGCTCCGCCCTGGCCTGGCCGGCCTCCAGAATCTGCTGATGGAGATACCCGGCCTCCTCCTTGTACCGGGACAGCGCCGCGTCAGCATCCGACAGCTGGGCTGTATAGCGGTCCACGGCGTTCTCGGTCTTGTCCCACTCCGCCTGAAGCATGCGGACCCGGGTGCGCTGGCCGGACCATTCCTCCTGCACGGAGGGAAGCAACGCTTTCGCCTCCTCCCGTGTCTCCGGGGCGAGGCTTTTATCCCCGGACATGGCCCGGATATCCGCCAGCCGGTCCTTGATCTCCTGAAGCGCGGCCTTTTCTCCGTCCAAAACGGCGCCGTCAAAAATTCCTTTCTCCCGGGCCTCGTTTCGTTTCGTAGTGAGGTCCGCTATTTTCTGTTCTGTCTTTTCAATTTTCTTATTCAGGCTTGCCAGGTCCTTCTCCAACTGGGCGTTGTCCAGCGCGGTGGAAAAGGTAATAGACCCTTCAGACATGCCGGCTGCCTCCTTTCCTGCTCAGAGCCACTGGCTGAGCACGGCGGTTTCCCGCTCCGTATAACTCTGCTTCAGGTCCACCAAATGGTGGTTTTGGCGATACCACGCCTGGTCGGATTTGTCCAGAGGCTTGCCTCGGGCCAGCTGGTCCCGAATGCGAATGATTTGCGCAAAGGTGCAGTCGCCAATTTCATAGTAGGCGGCCAGGAAGGTCCACCAGTGCATATATTCCACCGCCCGTATCTCCTGCCCGGTCACCCGGTTGATTGGGGCCGCAATATAGGGAAAATCCTGTTCCCAGTCCACCAGCCGGGGCCCCTTCTTACAAGACCCCTCCGTGCCGCCGCCGATAAACCACAGCCCCTTCTGAATGGCTTGCTCATAGTACTCGGGGGGTATTCTTTCCAGCTCCGGGTAAAGAATTACCAACAGGGCTTCAGCCCTGTCCTCGCCGCCCAGCTCCGGGTCGGAGAGGGCGGCGCAGATATCCAGGGCCGCCCGGTAATCCGAGCGTATCTCATGTTCCTCACCGCCTACCTCCAGACTGGTGGGCAGCATCCTCCATGGTGCTGTCATTTATGGTATTTGGCCGTGTACTTCTGAATGCGGGGGTTTGTGGCCTTCTGCTCCCGGGTGAAGCTGGTGTCGATCTCGTCCATCAGGGCCAGCATCAGATTGCACCACACCGGCAGGCCGTCCGCCATGGCATACACGTTCATGCCCCCGAAGAGCGGGCCGCACACCGGCTGCCCTAGGGTCTCGTCGATCATGGTGCGCATTTCCTCGTCCCGCTGCCGGGCAATCTCGAAAATAGTCCGGCTGCCGGCTGCGCGCTCTACCTCGGCCCTGTAGGCGTCCTGCTTCCTGTCCAGGTCGTCAAAGGTACGAAACAGCCGCTCCACAAAGGCGCTGTCCGTGGGGTTGAACGTTACCTGAACCGTGCCGTTCAGGTCGTACGTGACCAGGCCTGTATCAAATTGCAGCTGCTTCATGCTCCGGCCGCCTCCCTCCCGGATGGCGTGAAGGTGATCGTGCCGTCTGCCGTCACGGTGGCGGTTCCCACCTCCCGGGCGCCGCCGAAGGTGATGTCAATGGGCATGGTCAAGGTTCCGCCGCCCTCGCCGCCCAGGCCGGAGGGCTTGACCATGCTGGCCGGGTAGCGCTCAGCGAAAGCCGCGCCGCTCTCGTCCGCGGCGTAGAGGTGGATGCGCAGAAGGTCCTGATTGCACAGGGCGGGGGCGTCCTGGTCCACCACGGCCAGGTTCCATACGTGCTGCTGGTATTCGTCTCCGGAGTCCAGTTCGCAGGGGTCAAAGGTCTGTGTAATCGTGGGGGTTTTCATGGTGGTGTAGGTGTCCCCCAGGATGTCCTTCTTGGACTCCTCGCCCCAGTCCATTTCGGCGGAGCTGTCCTCCACCCGCTTGCCCAGCCGGCCCCACCGGGGGGCCTGAGCCGTACCGTAATTGCCGCAGACCAGATAGAGCTTACGGTCTACCGTCTGACCGGCGGGGGTGTTGAATTTATAAGACATCGTGTTCCTCCTCATCAAATAGTTAGCGGCGGATACCCCCGGCTTTAGCCGTGGGGAGCGTCAATGAAACCACGGGTCCGTGGCTGGAAATTGTTTGATAAACTGGACGGAGAGCTGGATCATGTACATGCCCAGCCCTTCCGCCGTGTCGTAGAGGGCTCCGTTTTGCGCGGTGATCCGCTCTTTCCGGGGGCAGTCCCCGAATACCGGGGCGGCCCCGGAGGCGGACTGCCCCTGGACCCACTCCTGAAAGCCCAGCACCCACTCCGCGTTGACCTCCGCACCCTCGCTATCGCCGTTTGCCTTGGTGAATACGCAGTACAGGCCGAAATTGTACTGGTTTGTCACTGTGGTGTTTCCAAAGATATCCGTATGACAGCTGACCTCCACCAGTCCCGAGGGCATCAGGCCCCCGTTGGCCGGTATCTGGTCCGTAAAGTCCACCTGGAAGTCCCGCAGCATGCCGGCGCCCGGATAGCTCCTGATAAACGCCTGGATGCGCTCCAAGACGGTCATCGACTCTCCCTCCTTCGTACATACGCCTGGAGCTCTGCGGCCATCTGCGCCCCCTCAGCGGCCACCAGGCGGCGGTCCCAGAAGGGGCCTGCCTTTGGATTCTTTGTTTTGTCATATTGGATTGGCCGCCTGCTCTCCACCTTGGGCGTCCCCTTCCGGGAGCGCCATCCGTTGGGAGTCAGGAAGCCCGCCGCCCCGGTCTTGGGGTCTACCATTACCTTGCCGTGATAGAGCATGCGGGCGTAGGGGACGTTTACATGGATAAACGGCTCCGCCGCCGGACTTTGAAGTATCATCAGCTTGATGGTGGTCCCGGAGCGGTAGGGCATGTACTTTTGGATGTGGCGGCAGACATTGGCGGTGTGGAACCGTTGCACGTCTCCCCGGGCGTCTGCGCCCAGCCGCCGCATGATATGGGATGCCGGGGCCATATCCACTCGAACGTGTCCGACTATGCCCATGCTAACCCCCTGCTTCTATGTGGACCATGCGGCCCTGCCAATACTTTGGGTCCACGTATTTAACCTCCGCCAGCCCGGGGACGGCGGAGGGGATAAACCCCCTCCAATCCTCCGGGCCGAACAACTCAGGCCCGACGCCGTGAAGCACCTTGTCCCCAACGGAAACCGGGCTCTTAGCGCACGGAATCACCAACAGAAAGCGGTTGACCTCCCGGCTGCCTGTCTTGGACACGTCCTGGACCTTCTTGAAGTCCAGGAAGGCCCCCTTTTCAATCACCCGGCGGGTGATGGTATCCCTGCCGTTCCAGTGGTAGAGGGTGACGGTCTGATCGCACAGCCGGTAGTCCGCCGGGCTTCCCCGGCGCTTGACGCGGACCATCAGGGACACCCCCTGTAGATGTCCAGATACTGAGACGCGCACCGGTACAGCTCCCGCTCCCGGCCCTTAGCGCTCAAATCCAAGGTCTGCGCCGCAGCGCCGCCGTAGCTGACAGCCACGCTGCCGATAGACGCGGACTGCACCGGCCCGGCCTCGCCGCTGGCAAGAAGGTCGAAGGCATACAGGGCCTCCGCCATGGCGCACACCGCCATATCTGCCGCCCGGGGCCGGGGGGCAGTCACCTGGTAGACCCGCCGGTACCGGGCCAGCTGGGCGGCGCCTCTGGCCTCATAGCCGGGCCACTCCTCCTCCGGGATGGAGCCGCCGTGGTAGCAGTTCACATAAAAGTCGCGGCTTACCATGGTCTCAGGCCTTATGATGGAGGTAAAGTCCCGCCAGCTTGTTTTGATACACGCCGGCAATGCCCACATTCCGATAGCCGAACTTGTAGGCGTCGGCGGTCTGGTTCTGGTCGGGCGTGATAATCTTGGGGGCCACGTGCTTGGGGAACTGGATGACGGCGGGCTTGTGGATAATCATAAAATTGATGTCCTTGGCGTCAGCCGCCTTGACGTAGCCGCCGGCAGTTTCGTCGGTGGCGGCGGCCGTCTCCCCGGAGCCGGTGGTGGTGAGCTTGCCGGACCTCTGCTGGATGGCAGTGTAGAACCGGGTCTGGGGCACCTTTACCAGCTTGGCAAAATTGCTCAGCACCTCACGGCTCTTGGTGGTGTCCAGGTCCTGGACCATGCCCAGCAGGGTGGGGGTGATGTAGAGATACCGGCCCTCCTGGGGCACCTCGTCCTCGTCCATCCTGTCATTGGCGGCACGAATCGCCTTGAGCACCGCCTCTCCGCTGGACAGGGCGGCTCCGGCGCTCACCTTGGAAATGCCAGCCTTGCCAGCGTAGCAGGCGAAGCGGAAGGCGTCCAGCTCAGGCACAACCTTGGTGCGGATGAACTCCCCGGCCAGACGGCCAAAGGCGATTCCAGCGGTTTCCAGGTTGTCCATGGTGTCCACGGTGAACATCCGGCCCCGGTCGAAGTTGCACTTCACCGTCTCGTTGGTCAGGGTGACGTCGCCGTCCACATAGCCGCTGTTCCGGGAATAATCCCCCAGGCCCTGCATCTCCAGCATGGGGATGATCAGCTCGTTGGCGTTGGCCCCCTGGCGGGCCAGCTCAGCTGCGCCGTCCAGGTCGCCGGTGAGGGAGGCGTTCTTGTACACCTCGTCCAAGATGGGTACAAACTGCTTGGCTAATTCAATCGTATTGGGCATTGTTCCGTCTCCTTTACTTTTTCTCGCCGGCGGTGAGACCGGCGGCTGCGCGGATGGCGTCCAGCCCGGAGGAGGGCCGGCCCCCGGCCCCAGCTCCGGCGGAGTAGGGGGGCGGGGTCTCCTCAGCCTCGAAGAGATAGCCGCTGTCCTTCTTCAACGCCTCCAGGGCCGCCTTAATGTCGGCGCTCTGGTCCTTGCTGGCTTTGAGTTTGTCCACGTCCAGCAGGGCCTGAATGGCCTTGGGGCTGCGGCCCCGGGCGGCGGTGATGGCGTCCTTCAGCACGCCGTCGAAGGCCAGGTCAGCCAGTTGCTTCCGGTGTGCCGCCTCCCGGTCCTCCAGGTCCTTCGTCAGCCTGGCTACCTGGCCCTGGAGGTCCTTCACATCCACCCCCTCGAAGGCCTTCAGCCCCTCCTTGGTCGCCGCTAGCTGCTCCTTGATGGACTGGTAGTCCGCAAAGGGCTTTACCGCCGCCGCCACGTCCCGGCTGTTCTCCGCCAGGATGGCGTCGATGGCCTCCTTGGGCAGGGGCGCGTCCCCTGCCTTGAAGTTTTGTAAAAATTCCGCTTTCATTGCTGCTCCTTTCTGACTTGTTAAAATAAAAAGAGCCACGAACCGCCGGACATCGGCGTTCAATGGCTCTTGGCTCACAGGCTCTTGGCTCTCATGCGATATTTACTTCCAGGTCGTGCTTGCACGCCTTGCAGCGGAAGGGCAGATTGCTGACTTTGGTATCCGCCCGGACGGGGAACAGCGCCTTGCCGCAATGGGGGCAGCAGTACCAGGGTCGGTTATGGATAGTTTTAATCATCAGAAACCTCCTCCGTGAACAGGTGGGAATATTTCTGTTGGAGCGCTTTAATATCTTTGCTGAGTTTACGAAACGCTGGACGCAGCACTTCACTTGCTGGAGAATCCAAACCACACAAACCTGGATATTTTTCATCCTCTTGATTCCACAATTCCATGTAAGCGTCCCACAACGCCTTGTGCTTCGCGGAATAAATTGGATAATCTGGATGATTTTTATTCACCGTCATATACCGCCGACCTCCTGTAAACAAAACGATATTCTTGGCTCAAGCGACACATCGTTTCATGGAATCCCTCCCTATCTATGTCGATTTTTCCTGCATCAGAAAGAGCGTATATTTTTGTACTATAAATCTCTTTAAATCTATGATATACCAAATCCGGATCAACCGCAAGGGTATCCGGTATTCTGCGCATAATATACTCGTACAAATGGTCAGACGCTTTTGAATATGCCTGTCCACTTTGGAAGAAAAATCGCACATCCTCTGCACTAAACGAAAACCATGTTTGTTCTTTCGGGTGGTTATGATAGGAATAGGAACCCTTCAAGTCACTTGGGATACCCGATAGATCAACGAAACCGCTCATACCCTTTACCGCCCAAACTTTTCCATCAGATGTGACCGTACAGTTGATCTCATAATCCAGCTCTGCCGCCGCCCTTTGAGCGGCAGCAAGCGGTTTCAGGACAGCCTGCTCATCAGAAAAATCGACAGTTCCAATCTGGATTGGCTTGCCTGGTGGTCCACTGTCAGAGTGTCCAGCACTTTGAGCAAAGTTCCGAAACTTTCCCCAACCCCCGCCGCCTCCGTCCGATCATACTGGGTCCGCAGGCCTGCGGCCTTGGAGAACTCCCGGTAGCGCTGGTGAAGGAGGGTGAGGCGGGTTTTATCCTGGGAGAGCTTCTCGTCATCCCCGGCGGCCTTGCTTTTATGGTACTACCTCTGGCATCTCCTTGCCACTTGCAAGGCACTCTTTGATAAATCCAACAAACTCATCATAGGTCATAGCGTCGTAATTAAGTTCATCGTATCCGTGTGGCCATGCGCCAGAAAACATTTTTGCATATTGCTGAACCAGTTCTTTCAACTCATCTGTTATTTTGCCATTCCACATAATCATACCAATCCTTTCAGAACAATACTAGCACTGTCGAAGAAATTAGGGAAGATATCTTTTAGCATATTTAATACATCTGGCTCGTTTTCAAACTGGATTCGCCCAAACTGTGCCCATGCTTCCGCTTCCAGAGCTCCTATTTTTTCCCAATATTCTACACTGTGTCCATATCCCAATTTTATAGTCCCATTTGTAACCCCACTAAAAATGTCTGATATCCCTCGATACTCCGATTTAAAAACAGCCTCTCCAGTTAGCGGGTCTTGTCTAAATGTATCAGGAAATTGCCTCAAGAGATACGACTTTATATCACCACCGCTCTTTACAGTAATCGCAATATAATCTTTTGCCAAAGATTCTGTGAAATTCTGGCTTATCTTGTGGTCCTTATCAAGTTTATGGAACAACTCATGAGCTAATGTAGATGAATCAGCTCTTGTGCCAATATGAACAATATCCTTCGCAAATCCGCTTGAGTAATATGACCTCTTTTCACCGCTCACGATATAGTCAGTCTTGCGGTAGATCTTCCGTAAAGCTTCTTTTGCTTCCGTTGACGCTCTTGCAAGCCCCTCTCTAAATGACTGCTGCATTTCTTTCGGAAGGTCATTGAATCCAACGACCTTTTGGCCTTCCATTATACTTTTAGCCGCCCTTCTGGTGGTATCTCGGATATCACTTTCCAGCACATGCGGCGCTTTCTCCCCAACCCCCGCCGTCTCCGTCCGCTCATACTGGGTCCGCAGGCCTGCGGCCTTGGAGAACTCCCGGTAGCGCTGGTGGAGGAGGGTAAGGCGGGTTTTATCCTGGGACAGTTTCTCCCGGTCCCCTGCGGCTTCGTTTATCATAATCCGCCGCTTCCGCGCCCGGATAGCCCGCTCCAGCCTGCGCTGCATCTGGGTGGCCTGATAGCCGGTGTAGTGCCGGCCCTCCACAGTGACCCCCTTCTCGTTGTCCGTCCGGAACTGCTCCAGCTCTTGGGGGGTGTGCTGGGGCGCGTTGACGCCCAGGAGGATAGGAAAGGCCGCATGGCCGCAGTTGAGGGTTCCGATCCTTCTGCGCAGGGAGCTGTTCAGGGCGGTGTACGCGGCGTCGGAAAACTGCCTGCCCTGGATGGGCTCGTGGTCGGGGGCGCTGTTGGCGTGGGCGGTGATTTCCCAGCCGTCGCAGGCCAGCTGGTCGTGGGTGACCTGGCCGATCTGCTCCTGCATCAGGCCAAGGCCGCCCAGGATATTCCGCCGCACGGCGGCCTCCAGGGAGGTATGGACTCCGCTTTCATAGTCAATCACCCGCACCCCTTTCCTTGCCAGATTTTCCGTGGCCTGCCGGACAGCCTCGGTATAGCTGGCCGCCCCGGTAATTACCTGTTTGAACGCGAAATCGGTACAGGACCGGTAGGCCTTCTGGAGGGGCAGTGCGCTGCCGAAGGGGTCCACCATGCCCAGGGTTTGGGTCAGGTTGGAAAAATCCTCCTGGGCCAGCTCCACGGCGGCGGAGACAATCTGCTGCAAGACAAGGTTCTCCTCGAAGGGGATGGCCTCCACGGTGGGGAAGCGGCGGACGTCCAGGTCATACCCAGACTGGGCGGACTGATACAGGATGCGCCCTATCTCCCCCTTGGACGCCCGGAGCAGCTGCCGCAGCTTCTTTTCGATCTCCTTTTGGGAGAGTCCGAGATTTTGCAGCCGCCACACCTCATACTGGGCGGTGGAGGTAAGCTGGCCTGCCTCCGCCACCCGACGGGCGATGTCCTGGAGCAGATACCCGGTGATGGGGTCGGTAATCTTTCTTGCGGCCTCCCCCAGGGCGTCAATCTGGTCCGGGGTAAGCATCATTCACCCTCAGCCAGCCGGTCCAGCGCAGGCATGTACCGCGCCCGAATGGCTGACAGATCGGCCTGCGTCTCCGTGGGCATTCCGAACCGCCAGCCCAGGGCGATCTCCGGCTTGAGCAGCCCCCGGGCCACCATGTCCAGGTAGTCCGCCCAGGTCTTGTCCTCGTCGTAAAGGATGCCGTTGCCCCAGTCGATGGAGATATCCTCCTCCGACAGCTCCCGGGCCCCGGGCACGTGGTAGAGCTTCCCCAGCACCCCGCACAGGCGGACGGTCTCCTTCGCCGCCAACTCGAATATCTGCTGAACGTCGATGATGGTGAGATTGTAGTCCCCGGCGGAGCTGGTCACCTCCGTGGCCGTCCTTTCTGCTGTCTCCACCTCGCTGAGCAGGCCCCGCTTTAAGCCGATGATATTCTCTGCGGCCCGCAGATACTCCTGCTTCCGGGCCAGGAAGGACGCCTCCCGGAGCGCCGGAGAGAAGATGGTAAGCCCCACAGCCTCCGGGTCGTCGTCCATGCCCACGAAGAGCTTGTCCTCCAGCCGGCGGCGGCCGTCCTTCCCCTTGCGGAGCAGGTCAGCGGAGGCGATGATTCGGGACTGACCCCGCTCGAACTCCCCATTGAGCAGCGCCTCGTTGCGGTCGATGTTGTGAATCAGCCCCACGGCGGGGGCGTAGATGCTCACCCCGTCCATGCTGCCGTCCACGCAATTTTCCAAGGGCGTTTTCAGCCGGGCCATGCCCAGCCCGCCCATGGGCTCAGAGAAGGTGTACTCCTCCGGCAGGGCCTCGTACCGGCTCAGGGTGGCCAGAGGCACAGGCTGGCCCAGGTCTCCCGGCATGGAGGACCGGTAGAGCCGGTTGCGAATGGTAAGCCGCCCCTGTTCGTCCACGGTGCGCCGCTCCAGCAGGGTGTACCAGCAGCGGCCCTCCACGGTGTGTTCCGCCGTGCCAATGTCGGTGGGCACGCCCTGCCCGTCCCGGCCAAAGATTAGGGTGTTGTCCCGGCTGACCACCGTGAAGGAAAAGCCCTCCCCCACCGGCACCGGCTTCAGCCACGCCTCCCCGCCAATCAGGGTCAGCTGCATAGCCTTCTTCTTCGCCCGATCCAGCCCGTCCAGCACACCTTGGGCAAAGCTGTCCCCGCTGACCGCCTTGTACTCCCCGAAGGCTGTCTTGGCAAGCTTGTTGACGATGGTGTAGGCAATCTGCTGGCAGGGGTCGGACTCCTCGGCAGCCGCCCGGTGGTAGTACAGCCGGAACCACTCCTTCACCGCCTCCCGCATGGCCTGGGAGGTACAGTCCTTAGCCCCGAAGCCATCCTCATAGCTGTAGGCGCTGGACAGAGCAGTGAAAATACTCACGGCCTCACCTCATTTTGAATGGTTACCCGGCGCAGGGTCCGCAGGCCGGTTTCCAGGCCGTCGATGTAGGCGTGGAGCTCCCGGAGCTCCAGGGCCTGTTTCGCCAGCTTGTCCAGCAGCCGCCGGTTCTCTGCATACACGCTGTCCTTTGCCCAGGCGGGCAGAAATCGCTCTATCAGCCAGTTCTTCAGCGTTCTCATTGTCCGCGCCTCCTCCAAATAAACTCAGTTGCATAGCGTACGGCGTCAATGCTGTGGTTGGCGGCGTCCGGGTAGCCCTCCAGCACCTCATTTGTTTTCGGGTCCCGCTCATACTCGTATTCGCTGAACTCCTTTGCCGTCTCCGGACACCGCTCTGGGTCAATCACAATGGCCGCCAGGGATTGCAGCCACCGGATGCCGTAGGCAATCGAGCCGGGGCCCTTCCTGGCCTCCCGCATGCGGAAGCCCCAGGAGCGGAAGTCGGCCACGTTCCGGTCGCCGCCGGAGCCGGGATCCGCCAGGATCAGGTCGTCCCTGTGGTGGCGTATCTTCTCCGCCCACTCGGCATTAGACTGCCGCCTCCCCCGAAACTCCTCATAGATATACAGCGTCCTGGCCCCGCTGTCATAGGCGCAGCCGGAAAAGTGGTTGGGGTCTGGATACCAGCCCCAGTCCTGCCCGCAGCAGATGGAATCAAAGGCGGCGATCCGCCCGTCGTCGATGGGCTCCATCCGCAGATTCTCAAACACCGCCGTGCCGCTGCCCACCACCTCGCCCAGGTACTCGTGGCGGTAGGCGGTCTCGTTGGTCTCCTTCAGGTGCTGGGCGTCATTCAGGAACTTGGGGCCGAGCCACTCCGCCGGGGTAGTCTGGTAGGTGCTGTGGTGGACCAGACGGCCCGGACGCTTATACATTGGGTCTGCGGCATACTTGTTTGCCCAGTTCCGGGCCATGGCCGGCGGGTTGAAGCTCTTGAAGCAGAAGGAATAGGGCCCGCCCCGGAACAGCGACTGCTCCACGTTCCGCACCTGCTCCGGGCCGTCGAACTGGTCCAGCTCCTCAAACCAGGCCATGCCGATGTAGCCGAAGGGGACCTTGATGGACTTGAGCTTGCCGGGGTCGTCCAGGCCGAAGAACATGATTTTCTGGCCGGTGGGGCGGTAGACGCACTCCATGGGGCTGACGGTGCACTTGAAGCGGCTGGACAGCCCCAGCGCGGCGATGGCCCAGCAGACCTGGGAGTAGACGGAATTGCGCAGGGTGTTGGCCACCTTCCGCAGGACCGCAGCGTGGCAGTCCGGATGCTTGAGCAATTGGAGGACCAGCTCCACGGAAATGTAGCTGGATTTTCCTGAGCCGCGCCCGCCCTTGGCCGTCAGTTCGTCGATCTCCCCGGCCTTGATGGACCGGTGGACCCCGGCAAACGCCGGGGATACCAGCTCAGACAGCTTACAGGTCGTCAACGATTTGCACGCCTCCTCCCTCCTCCGGCTCCGGCTCCGCATTGGCGCGGTAGCCGTACCGGCTCATCCAGAGCGGGGCGAGGCGGGAATCGACCACGCCCAGCTCAAACTTCATCCTGGCATCGACCTCGCATTCTTCCCGCATGCACGTAAACGTGTCAGGAAATTTCTTGCTGTAGGTCTCGTAAAAGGCGGCCCGGGAGATGCCGGACCAGGCGCAGAAGCCCTCGATGGTGTAGGTCACGCTGCGGGAAAGCTCCTTGCTGACGAATTTTGCGTGTTTGGAGCTGAAGCCGTGGGTCATGGCCCTGCGGCTGTCGCACCAGGCCTTGTATCCCGCCCAGGCCTCGGCCAGCGCCTTGGCGCTTTTGAATTTTCCCGACCGGCCCATAGTCTCACCTCCCGGCAAAAAAACAGAGCCCATAGACCAACCCCCTGGCTGGTACTATGGGCTCCGGCGCTCTACGCTCTGGCCTCTTTCGATATTCAGGATGATCTCGGTTTTGCAGTCCCGGCAGTACACCGGAAGTTCCTTCGCCTCAGTCTCGGGCTTGACCCGGATCAGGCGGTGATTCCGCTTGCAGACCGGACAGACCACCCATCCGTTCTCTACGGCTAGTTTACCACACTGGATTTCGGTTTGCAACCTTTTCCGCCTCCTTTTCTTTAAAATGACAGAGAATATACTTACCCCCAAGACCGAAAAGAATAGAAAAGCTATTCTCGTCCTCCCAAAGTCCGCTATACTCGAAACACCCTGACGGGCATTTCTCGTCCGCTCCCTTGCTCGTCCTCTCCAACCATGACCCGCTCCGCTGGGCTCATGGTTGGGCGGCGGGCTCCGCCCTCCTCTTTTTCTGCCGTTTTCGTCTGGCCTTTTGCCGCTTGGAGCTGGAATTATATGGGAGGAGATATTTGATCCAGCACCATTCGCCGTATCCTTTGGTGATGGGGCCCTCCTTGGAAACCACCAGCGCCTCCGGCGGGGCGGCGAGGGTGAGCAGATCCGGGGCCTGAGACGTCTCCGGCTCCGACCGGACCAGCCCCAGAGAGGGCACCCAGGTCCGTTCCCCCACCCGGGGGTGTCCCCACTCCCGGGGTTCTTTCGTCAGGTAGCTGGCAAGGTCCTCATAGGTATGCTCCCGGTCGAAGCTCAGCCGGCGCACATCTATGTCTCCATAGGTCCACAGCCGCCGCAGCTCCTCCAGATCGTCCCCGGTGGAGTTGAGGACCATGTGGTGGTGGAGCCGCCCGCCGGGACAGCAGCCCTCCGTCACATAAACGTAACGGAGGGGCTGGCCCCGGGCCTTTCGGGCCGCCCGAAGCTTTGCGATAAAGGCCCTGAACCTCCGCACCGCCTGGTCCCGGTCCTCCGGAAGATACCGGTCGGTGTAGGTGGGGGTGGCGAACAGGTCGCCGTTGTCGAAGTTGTCCGCCAGGGTGCACTCCAGTTTTTCAAAGGAGGTCCGGGCGTTCAGCCGCTCCCGGGCGGCGGTGCTGGCCTTCTGCTTCTGCGCCCGGACCCTGGGCGGGTCGCCGGCGGCGGGGGCGGTGTACACAACCGCCCGCACCAACCGGCCGCACCGCACCTGCTTTAAAAATTTAGCCATCCAGCGCCTCCTTCTCCAGCAAGTCCAGCGCCCGGGCAATCTTTCGCCACTCGGACAGTTCCATTTTTGGCGCTTCCCCGGCGGCAATGTCCCGAAGGGTGTCTACCGGCAGGCGCGAACCCTTCCTGTGAGCGGTTTTTCCAGCTACCGTACCCAGACAGCCCAAGCCGTGAGCCGCCCGGTAATCCCTCAGCCGCTGAGCAATCGCCCGTTTTTCCTCTGCCAAGCTTTGGCCGCCTACGATTCTATCAGGTGTTCGTTCCGGATTCTCCGGAGAATTGTCTATATTATTTGCATATCGTTCCTGTTCTCCCGCCTTTCGTTCCGCACGTCGATCCAACGTAGCATCTGGCGGCGGGAATTCCATCACATCAGCCATGGCGCTTATCGCGTCCATCAGTGACAGCCCCTCCGCTATGTAGGAAAGCAGCAGCAATTTCCATCTGGGCAGATTGTCCTGGATGGGCGCTCCGCAGCAGGGGCAGGGGTCGCCGATTCCCAAAATTCTCATGTCACCCTCCAATCGTTAACTGCTCCGGGCGGGTCTCCGTCACCGGCTCCCCGTCCATCTCCCTCAGCTCCTCTAGGGTCAGCGGTTCGTTAGCTTGCGGCGGCATATGTATTGCGCGGTCGTCCCAGTATTCGTCCGCGCTCACTTTCCGGCTTTCTATCTGGTAATAGGCAATCCGCTCAGGCAGATTGGCGTTGACAGCATCAAATTTCAGGCCGTAACTTGAGCACCAATCTACAGCCGCCTCCAGCAGCTCCCCCGCACGGCAAGTCCACAGAATCAGCGCAGCCCCCTTTTCCTGTTCTGCAATGGCTGCGCGGATAACGTCCATGTGCGGCGCTCCAATCTCTGGCCATGCCAGCTCGCACAGGCAGCCGTCAAAGTCAATGGCAATTGCTTTTCTCATGTCACCCTCCAATTTTCAACTGCTCCGGGCGGGTCTCCGTCACGGAAACCACCCGGGCGTCTCCAAGTTTCTCGCAGTACATAGCCAGATCCTCCTTCACGCCAATGGCCTGGCCGGCGGGCCGGTCCACCTCAACAATAATCGTCAGCATCAGACTGCATGCCCCCTCTTGTAACCGGTATTTGCATCTGTGTCTGTCAATGTACTTTTCCCACTTATAATCCTCCTCCATTTTTAATAATCGGCGCGGGAAATCCCGGTTACTTGTATCCGGGATGAAAGCGCTGGCTATATAAATTCAATTAGGTGGATAGTATAGCAAGGCTTCGAAACCAGTTGACATGAAGCCCTATTTCCCATACACTAAAGGTATACAGATATTGCAGACTTCCAAGGAAGGGGGGTAATCTATCATGAAATTAGGACAAAAAGATCAAGTGAAAGCCAGTTCGGTAACCATGATGGCTTACCGCTTCTGTGGAGTGCCTACCAGTGACCAGGCACATATGCTGAGTCAAATAGCTGGCAGCTGCCGGTTTCTCTGGAACCGTATGTTGGCAGATGCCCAGGCTCGGTATGAAGCAGGGGAAAAGTTCTTTCTCCCAACCCCAGCCAGCTATAAAAAGATTTCTGGTCTTGAGTGGCTCAAGAGTATGGATTCCTTGGCTCTGGCCAATGTGCAGCTGCGTCTCAATGCAGCGTTTGAGCGATTCTTCAAAAGTACATCTGGGGAAGGCTCCTATGCTGGCTATCCCAAGTTCAAGGTAAAGCACAAGCACACGGACTCCTATACCACCAATCTGGCTAACAAAGAGAGCCCTAATATCAGGTTGGATGGGGATATGCTCAAACTCCCCAAAATCAAGGAACCTATCAAACTTCGGATGCATCGAAAGATTCGTCCCGGCGGGATACTTAAGAGCGTCACTGTAACACATGAGCCGTCCGGGAAGTGGTATTTCTCTTTGTCCTTTGAATATTCAAAAGAGGAACAGCCGCCTACAAAGGCCATTGATCCGGAGGCAATTACTCACATCGGATTGGACATGTCCCTGCCTAAACTGTATGTGGATTCCAACGGCGAGGAGGCTGACTTCTTCAAACCCTACCGCCAGTTGGAAAAACGCATCGCCAGGGAGCAGCGGAAGCTGTCTCATATGGAGAAGGGGAGTTCTAACTACGGGAAGCAAAAACAGCGTATTGCAAAGCTGCATGCGAAAGCCAAGCATCAGCGGAATGATATGCTGCACAAGCTATCCCATCGCTTGACAGACCAGTATGAGCTCATCAGCATTGAAGATCTCAATATGGCTGCAATCAAACGAGGACTCCATTTTGGCAAATCGGCCAGTGACAACGGATGGGGCAACTTTGTATGGATGCTTACTTACAAGTCTGAGCGAAAGGGTGGCCATTTTGTCAAGGTGGACAGGTGGTTCCCGTCCAGCAAGAAATGCTCTAAGTGTGGGTATATCCACAAAGAGCTCACACTCAATGACCGTGAGTACGAGTGCCCCCACTGCAACCACCTGATGGACAGAGATCATCAAGCAGCTGTCAATATTGATACTGAAGGTCTGCGCATCTTCCTCCGCACTTACTGCACAGACTGAACATACAAACTCCAGCAAAAACCGGTGGTTCACCGGGGTTAGCCTGTTGCGCTACAGCGTGGATGGTCGGCATCATCCTGTAAGTCTGGATAAGCAGGAATAAAAGAAAGGCTGCAACAAGGAGCAATCTTCTGCCGCGGCCCGGAAGCTCGGGTACTTGTACCCGAGTAGTTCACAAAAGCCTCTCTTGTCTGCTAGGTTCGAAGTTCATCCACAAAATCTCCTGCCGTACCCGGCTGGTCTGGTCCGTAGTTGTTGTAGTTTCTTTGCACCACCCATTCAGCTCAGAGTCATACATCTCGCTGGCGTACCCGCTTATTAGCACCGGCCCTTGATGAGATTTCAAAGCGTCCAGCAATTCTACGTGGTCGTCGTCCGTCATTTCATGCCGGTATAGCTTCTTCATGTGGCGTGTTGCGCGCAGATAGGGCGGATCACAATAAATCAGCACATTGGGAAAATTGAATCTCCGAATCAATTTCACCGCCGGGGTGTGTTCAATCTGTACGCCTCGCAATCGTTCTGCAGCCTGAAAAATAGTGTCCGGCATATCCATCCACGCCTTGGCAGCGTAGGCCCGTTCTCGACCCTGAACATCGTTCTTCCATCCAACTTTCTCACCCGTGGTGCGAAAGCCGTGGCCTTGCATCATTCGAACGCAAAAATCAGCTGCCCGGAGTAATGGATCTGTTTGTTGCATCTCAAAAGCTCTGTCATAGACCTCGCGAGCATATGGAGTCCAGCGGATTCGTTTAGCCAACCGATCTGGATTCTCTTGAATCCAGCGGAACAGGTTTATTATGTCGCTATCCAGGTCGTTAACAGTTTCGATGTTCGAGCGGGGTTTTGTAAACAATACCGCCCCGCTGCCAAAAAAAGGCTCCAGGTAGCTGTGGTGTTGCGGAAAATGAGAAACAATCCAGCTTGCTAAGGACCACTTCGAGCCCGGATATTTGAGCACAGCATTCATGTTTGCCGCGTACCCCTTCTCGGCGGCTTCTCTGGCTGGAGTATAATTATGCCCGCCTTTTTCATCCTTGCCCATCCTTTCCTCCAAACGGCATGTTCCTGTCGAAGGCCTGGGTCACATCCTCCCAGGACATCTGGGTAGGGCCCAGCGGTTCCGGGCTCCACGCCCGGCGGGCAGCCGGCCTCCGGCGCGAGGTAGTCAGCTTGCTGGCCGAAAGGTCGAAGGTCATCAAACATTCGCCCACGGGGCCGTGCCGGTTTTTTGCCACGATCACCCGCAGGTCGGAGGCCTCCCCGCCGGACGAGGTCTTATAGCAGCCCGTCTGGTGGAGGAAAATCACCCCGTCCGCGTCCTGCTCAATGGCCCCGGTGTCCCGCAGGTCGGACAGGATAGGGGTGGGGTCTTTCCGGTCGGCCAGCGCCCGGTTCAGCTGGCACAGGGCCAGGATCGGGACATGGAAGCGGCGGGCCAGGCTCTTGATGTCCCCGGATACCTCTGTCATATACTCGGTCCGGCCCGATTTGCGCCCCTGGGGCTCCGGGTGGACCTTGCCGATGTAGTCAATGACGATCAGGCCCAGGCCCTTGACCCGGCGGGCCATCCGCTCCACCTGGGCTACCGTGACGGTCTCCCGCCGGTTAAAATAGACGGGCAGGGCCCGAAGCGTGTCCGCCGTGCCGGCCACCAGCGTCTCCTCCGCCTCCGTCAAGGCCTTCATCAGCAGGCGGCTGCCCGCTATTCCGGTCTCCCGGGCGATGCGCTTGGCCTCAATCTGCTCCGGGTCCATCTCCAGGGACACGAACAGCACCTTTTTGCCGTTTTGGGCGGCCCGGTCGGCGATGTTGACGGCCAGGGTGGTCTTGCCCATGCCCGGCCTGGCGGCCAGGACATACATCCCGCCGTTCAGCATCCCGCCGCCCAGCTGCTCGTCCAGGTCCTGATAGCCTGTCCGCACATAGGCCGCGTTCTCGCCCTGGTACACCCGCTCCCGGTGGTCGTAAAAGGCCAGGATGGCGCTGTCCGGGTCCAGCAGCTCCTCCTCCACCCCCTCCTTTTGCAGCGCTTCGATCCGCCGGGCCGCCTCCATCAGAATGTCCTGGGTGGGGGAGTGGGCGCTGAGTTCCCCGGCAATGTACTCCGACACGCCGGCCGCGCCCCGCCGCAGCGCCCCTTCCCGGACAATCCTGGCGTACTCCTCCACGTTGGCCGCCGTAGGCGTTATGTCCATCAGCCCGAGGAGATAGCTTCGCGGGTCCTCCACGCCGGAGCGCAAGGCCTCATCCAGCACCGTTACCGGGTCGACACTTTTCCCGGCCCGGTCCAGCCGCAGGATGGCCTGGTACAGCTCCTGGTTGAGCTCCATGCCGAAGTCCTGGGGCCGCAGGATTCGGGCCACCGTTCCCAGGCAGCGGGAATCAATGAGGATGGAGCCCAGCACCGCGTGCTCCGCCTCAAGGGACTGGCCCGTCATAAATCGTCACCTCCTCGCCGTCGATGATCTCGGTGTGGGACGGCCGGGGGCTGGAGGAGATGGGCCGGGCGGAGTGGGCCGGCGTCTGAACGGGCTCGTCCTCCCAGCGCCGGCCGTTGATCCAGGTGGCGGGGTAGGGGATGCCCTGGCCGCCCTCCTCGCGAATCTTCCGCTGCCACTCCGGGCCGGCGAGCTGCCGCCGGAGGGCCTGTCCCATTACCGACAGCAGTTTATCGTCCGGACGCAGTGAGTCCCAGGCGCGTATCGCCGCCTGTTTGGACTTCTTGACGGGGTACATCCGCCAGAAGCCCTCAAACCGATCCGGTTTCCAGTCGGGCGCTGCCTTCGCTGCCCGGATGCGCTTTTCTTTTTTTGCCCCCACTGCCCCTTGGAGGGCTTTGGGTGGATTATCTGTTTGGCTGTTATATGGGTTTATATCTGGTAATGGTGTCCCCGTTTGGTGAAATGATTGTCCCCGTTCGGTGCCGTGCATTTCACCGTTTGGTGAAATGCAATCCGATGTTTCTGTTTTCATCTCAACGAAGTAATCCAGCGCTTTGTCCGAGAGTGAATACCAGCTCGTTCTGTCCCTCTTGTCCTGGTTGAAGCAGCTTGTCAACAACAGCCCGCTTTTCTTGCAGGCAGAGACGATACGCTCAATCTGCCGTCTGCTCCAATACGGGTGCGCCTCGCAGAACGCGGCTAGCGAATTGAACGTCCAATATCTGCCCTCATAGAAATTTTTCTGATAGGCTTTGTTATGCTTGAGCCAAAAATAGATATTATGTAAAAAAACAGCAGCATCTATCCCATATTCTTGAGCCAACACAGGGTTAAAATGGTGGTCTGGCACGCTATTCACCTCTTTTTAATTCACGATTTGTTTTCTGCCAGGGGCGGCCGACGCGACCACCCCTGGTTGGTTCCCTTTCGCCTACCAGCCCCGATTTTCGGAGGCCAGGTTGTGGTCGATGATTTCCTCCAAATAGTCCCGAAATTCATCATTGTAGAAAATGGCTTTCAGGGTGGAGCACTCCTCCAATCCATATTCCTCCATAATCCTGAGCCGCTCGTCTGCCAGCACCACGCCAAAGTCTTCCTCCAAATACCCATACAGCTTGTGAAGAATGGCGTTATTGCCCATATTGAACTTGTTAGACATAAGTTCCAGCTTTTCAGACGCTGTCCGCATCCAGCGTTTCATGTAGTCCCGGCCTGGAGTATGGGGCTTCTGTACCCCGCCTTCCGGTAAGGGAGCCGGCGCAGGAACGGCAAAAGCAAAAGGATTTGCCGCCGCATCTTCCAAAGCTGTTACCCGGTCGGCCAAAGCCTGGACGCTGGCCGCCACTTGGCCCAGCTTCTCCGCTGCCTTCGGCGTCAGGTAGCCGCCCTGCTTGCGGATCGTGGGCAACACCTCCGACGTCACCCATCGCTTGAACTCCTTTGCCTTGGGTAGCTTGCTGGAGAAAATTAGGCTGTACACTCCGCTCTCATTGATAATAATCATCTGTTGCTCTCCGCCATGGGGGCCCCCTTTTTGTCCTCATCATCGACGTGTGTTCCAATTGCATTTCTGGGTTTTTCATACCCTAGAGCCATGGCCACATCCTTGCCCACAAACCAGGGCTCGCCGTCGATCACGATAGTACGTACTTTCCCAAACTCAGGGTTGTTGAAAATTTGAAGCTCATTCATATGGTTGTTCTCCTTTCTGTTTTTGCCGCCCGCCAGCCCTTGGCCTTGCCATACTCGAAAGCAAGCGCTATGGCATTCACTGGTTGATTACAATGCGCTAAAGTTTGCCATTCATCAAAGCGCATATCATACAGGTTTCTAATATCACTAGGTATAGTGGTCAGTTCGATGTACCGCTCGATTCTCTTTCTAGCGTCGGTGTTCATGTGTCTAAAAACCTCCTTGAAATTCCTCCCAAGGTCTGCTATACTGTCCTTGGAGGCTGGTTTTTTGGGTGGGCCGGGTTTCCCCGGCCCCGTGGGCCTTTACTTAGGCCATGCCGCTTCTAAAGCGGCCCGCAGTGTGGTGTAGGACTTGCCGTTGTACCACCATTTTCCGTTCTGGAACTTCATGCGGTTGCCTCCTTTCTGCCGTCCGCTGGAACCGGGCGGCTATTTTTTGTCTTGGGGTTCCCCCTTGACAATAACTATTATAGCATAATGATATAAATATGCAATTGGCTTTTTGCATAAAGATATCAATATGATGTTGTTGGTTTTGCATATTGCAATCACTATGCAATATTGCTATAATAACACAGGAGGTGGCCCAATGGGTGGAAAAAACAGCTATGAAAGCATCAAGCGATATCAAGACAAAGCGTATGATGCAATCCCTTTGCGAGTAAAAAAAGGGAAAAAGGAAGCAATCAAATCCCATGCGGAAGCCCGGGGAGAGAGTGTCAACGGCTTCATCAACCGGGCGATAGACCACGAGATGGAACGGGACACGGAAGGAGGTGAACACCAGTGAACATGCAGGAGAACTACAGGTTGATTGAGGCGCTGGAGAGTGCTGGCTGGACTGCTCAGGAGATCATCAATCTGATTAAGTACGTCGAAAGCGGCGAATCTCAGTACAAACCAATCAAAAAGGAATGACAGGAGTACGGGAAATGGCAAAGGAGGAAAAGGCTGAATAGGTTCCAGAGAACCGGGGAGTAATCCCCGGTTTTCTTTTTCCCTCAGCACTTCCATCTCTCCGCCGCCGCAAGCACGGCGTTGGCGTATGTTCTGCTGCCTGTGTCGTGCCCGGCGTTGTAGGCGGTCAGGGCCGCCGCCAGATCCCCGTGTCGCTCCAGCAGCTCCCCCAGGTAGCCCACCCCGGCGGCAATGTTCTCGCTGGGCGTCAGGTCCGCCGGGAAATATTTCGGGTTGAGCTGGCACAGGCCATAGGCCCCCTTGCCGCTGACTATATCCAGTTGAAACTGGCTCTCCTCCTCGATCAGCCCCAGGGCCAGGGACATGGGGACGCCGCTTGCCTGACACGCTTCACGAAGCGCGGCTTGCAGCTCACGATCCAGGGGGATGTCCTCGCGGTAGGGTTCCAGCTGTGCGGCGATAGCTTCCAGCAGCTGCCGGTGGTTCACCGGCGCCGCCCACGTAATCTTCAGCGCGGGTTTGTCCTCCGCCTGAGCGACAGGCTGGGCGGCGCGGTCCATCAGCTCAACCACCGCTCCGGTACCGAACCAAAGCAGGAGAAGGATGAGCAGACGCAGCTTGTCTATACGGGATATGCGGCTCATCAGAAGTCCTCCGGGTAGGCTTTGTCTACCAGCCTCTTCAGCTCAGGAAGCTCGATTCCATCGTCTTGGGTTGCCCGCTCCAAAATAATCTCCTTCAGCTTAGGGCCTGCGCCTTCAAGGGCGCACCAATAATCTTTGAATGTAAATTTGGACATGGCTCTCACCTTTCGTCAAATATGTGATTGTAGCATCCGTTCAGTATATCCCGAACGAGTTTCTCCTCCGTTTTCCCCGTAAGGGCCTCACAAAGTCTGTCGCCAGGCGGCGGAGGCGGAACCCAGCCGATGATCTCCATGTGTCCCTGCTGAGCATAGAACACAGCCTCTTCGGGTTTCTCACCATAAAATGGCATCACGATATCACCTCATCCAGCGCGGGCAGGTCCATAGGCGCGTCGGGTACGATGGTGGACACAGCGTGTTTGTAGATGATCTGCTGTGTGCCCTTGATCTCCAGCACCAGGGTAAATTGATCGAAAGCCGTGATCCGGCCCCTCATCTGAAAACCGTTGGTGATAAATACCGTGACTACCTGACGTTCTTTGCGGAGTTTGGTCAGGAGAATGGCCTGAAGGTTATTTTTCTTTTCCATTTTGATTGCCCCTTTCTAATTTTCCTTTGCCCGCTGTTGGTTGATCAGAAAAGCCATACCCTCGCCGAAGGCTAGGACACTTGCTTTCTGCGCTTCATTCAACTGCGGGATAAGTGTAGAAAATATCTCTACGATCTTGTGGTCCTTTTCAGACATCAGTATCCCTCACCTCCTATCCTTTGTTCTTCTGCGTTGGCGTTCATAAATTGTTTACAATTCCACTTCACAATAGTCCGGTTTAACGGGACTACATTTGGTATAGCGACATTTGTTGTCCACAAATTGTTGACATTCCTACACATAAGCGCTAGTATATTTACATAGGGTTTCCCTGGCCCTATGTCGCCAATCCGCCACCTGCCTCTTGCCGCCTCGACTACCACGCAAAGGAGGTGAGGAAAGATGAAACGGATTAATATCCGGGCTACAACTACTGTCCGTCGAACCGGGAATCATGTTACCGCCACTACCCGAGTATCGAACGGTTCTCGCACCAGAACATATACAAAGACAGTCAGAGTGCCTAAGTAAGTTGGGCCAAATCCCAAGGTGTCACCATACCTTGGGATTTCTTATATGCTGGATTGGCTAGTTTCGACGAATAGTTCCCCGACATCTACACCAAGAACGTTGGCTAGTGAAGCAACATCGCAAGGTTTAATCAACTTTCGCCCGTTCAGCATATCAGTAAGTTGATGATTGGTATAGCCAGCCCATTTCGCAACTACGTTTTGCTTTAGCCCACGTTCTTTGATAATCCGCTTCAAATTCACAGGAATTGGAGCGTTGCCTTCTGCGATGGTCATCCCCTCACCCCCTCTCCTTTCCGGCTGGTATGGCCCTATGCGGGCCGGTCCGCTGGCGGCTTGCGGGGCTGGCTAATCCCCTGCTGGGCTAGAATCCCCATTATGAAGATTTTGACTTTTTCGATTACCATTTCGTCATCAATCCTCTCAATATCAGCTTTGAGAATTTCCTGTGCTTTAGTCATCACTTTTTCTCCTTTCCTGTTGCCTTTAACAATACCATACATTGCTTTTGGCAATTTGTCAAGACCTTTTTTTGATTTTCTGTTGACATAGGCAATATTTTTTGATATGCTACCTTTAGTGAGGTGAGTAATGATGATTTGTGATCGGCTGAAAATTCTTTTGGGAGAACTCAATATTTCTCAACGTCAATTTGCAATGAAGATAAATCTTGACGCAGGTTATTTTTCGCGGATTATGCAAGGCAAGGTCAATCCGCCTGACAGAATCCTTTTACTGATTGAAAATGTGTTTAATGTAAACAAAAGTTGGTTGGAGAATGGCGAAGGCGATATTTTTTCTAACACCGGGATT